TATTAAACACTTAACAGATATGAGCAATTTCGCTCATATGTCTGTTTTCTTTGCAAAGGAAATTAATATGGATGAATTAGAAACAGTACAAATGCTCTTACGAGCTATTGGTTCTAGTCCAGTAAACAACTTAGAATCAGCACACCCAGATGTTGCTAATGCTCGTGCATGTATCGACAGGGTACGTAAGAGTGTACAGAAACGTGGGTGGTGGTTTAACCAAGATTACAATACAGTGTTCCAAGCGGATGCTGGTGGTGTTGTTAATATACCAAAAGAGATTACTAAATTCGTTTCGGATAAAGTACAGTATGTTAAACGTGGTAGAAAGGTGTATGATACACACGAACAAACGTTTGTTTTAAATACTGATGTATGTGCAATTAAAACTGTACGTTCACTAGACTGGGAAGACATGCCAGCGAGTATACAAGAGTATGCTGGTTACTTAGCTTGCGCTCAATTCGTAAGTGATGAAATCGAAGACCCAAATAAACAACAGAAATTTGAACAATTAGCAGGTATTGCTAAGTTAGATGTTGATGCAGAAGATTTAGATTCAGCACGTGTAAACGTGTTTAATAATAATCGTATTGCTCGTGCTAGAGGTGGGGTACTACCGTACAGCGCTGGCACTAACTTACGTCCTAATAGTTATAGTTAAGGAACTGGTATGCGTATAGAAAGTACCTATAAAACACCCATTCATGGGATTAGTACATTAGCACCTAGAAATAGGGCAGATGGTCAAGCTGAATTACAGGTAAACTTACGTTCAGACCCAGTTAGAAAATTAACTAGACGACCATCATTAGAATTCAAAGCAGAGTTATACGGTACACTTGGTGGTGAGTTAGTCTATCACGAATATAAACGTGACGGTAACTTGTTCCGTATAGTAGTTAATACTACAGCAGGTACAGTAGCTTGCTTTAAAAACGAGACACTTATTACAGAAAGCACCGCATTATCAACGTATTTGTCAAGTAATAATATCGTAATGAAAACAATAGAAAATACTACTTATTTACTAAACAGAGACAAAGTAGTAGAGCGTGGTGTAAGCGTAGACACAATTAATAAAGTGGCGCATGTTAACGTGACTTCCGCACTAAATTACGGTGAAACAGTAGAGTTAGGTTTTGGACTAACAACAGACTCACCAGCTAGAGAAGTTTCGTACTCCGTACCAGACTTAGGTCTTACACCTGACTATGATACAGCTGACAAAGCACGTGCCACAAAAGCAGTAGCAACAGGTTTAAAAGCCGCGCTAGAAGCAGAAGCATGGTTCAGTAGCTACACTGCATCCGTAGTGGGTTCGACGTTAGCTATTTGGAAAACTGCAACACCACAAGATAACTGGGTAAACGTATATATCAAAAGTGGTCAAGGTGACCGTAGTGTAGTACCTATCAATCAAGTAATAGAAAGTGTTGCTGGATTACCACTGTACGCGGTACATGGTACACGTATAACTGTAAAACCTGACCCAGTTCGGGATAAGGGTACGTACTACTTACAAGCTGAAAGTGTTTTAGGTAACGATGGTTTAGGTGCTTTATTCTTAGAGGAATGTGTATGGTCTGAATCACGGGTTACTGGTGAACAAGTTATAATCAGTCAAGCCGCACAGCCGCATGATATCGTAGCTAGTAGTATGCCTCACACTATAGTGTATAACGAGGACTCTAATACGTTCACCTTATCTGAGGGTACTTGGAAAGAACGTCGTACAGGTGACGACGAGACTTGCCCACCACCTGAGTTCATTGGTCATAGGATACTAGACTTAGGACACTTTCAGAATAGGTTAGTATTTATAGCTAATGGTCAAGTGTTCATGTCAGAGACAGACGACTACCAAAACTGGTGGAAAGCGTCAGCATTGAAGTTGTTAGTAACTGACCCAGTGGGTATTGGTTCTAGCGCAGTTGATACAGATAATATAGAACGGATTAGCTCCCATAATCGAGACTTATTGTTAATATCCCCTAATAGTCAATTTAAAATTGATGGTAACGTAGCAATTACACCACAATCGGCAAGTATGCCAAAAGTGTCGTCATTTGAGTGTCAGACAACCGTTGCACCCGTCCCTATGGGTACTAACGTAATGTTAGCTATTCAACAAGGTCAATCAGGTGGTGTGTTAAGTTACACGACTAAGAAAGCAACTGAACAAGAACGTGGTGATAATGTATCTAAACATGTAGTAGGTCTTATGAAAGGTGATGTAATTAAAATGGTGGGTAGTGTTAACTCCGACGTATTAATTATGATGTCATCTGAGGGTGGGACAAATACATTATATGTTAATGAAGTTTATGACGACCGAGGAAAAGTATTACAAAACTCTTGGAGTACTTGGGTATTACCTACAGACATTGAGATAGTTGATATACGTTTCCGAGATAGTATACTATCAGTAATTACATCTCATGGTGGTAGCGTATGTGTATTTGAAATTGATTTATACAGCCACATTGTAAATGACAATGACGAAGTGTTCTTAGATTATAAAGTGGCTATAACAAGCGTAGATGGTACTTCAGTAACATTACCAGACGACTATCCATATCACCCTGACACTATTTGTGTACGTGGTACTGGTTGTGAGTTTGAGTTGTTTGAAGCACAATTCACTAAAGACGGTTCTATATTAACATTCGATGAAAATATATCTAATGGTTCAGAGTGTACTGTATATATCGGTGTGCAGACGTTAGTAAGGTATATACCTACCAGACCGTTTAGACGTACTGAAACAGGTATAGTAATAACATCTGATAGGATACGGGTAGCTCGCTGGCATATAAGTGTCGTTAATACTCACGAACTGGATATGAGAATACATTCAGACTTTGTGACAATAGATGACCAGAAGTTTGAGGGTAGAGTAGTAGGTAACCTTGATAATATACTAGGTGAAAAGAACTCATACACTGGTGATGTAACATTCAGTTATTCACAAGATGCAGAACTAGCTAAACCAGAATTCCGTACAGACGGTTACCTAGGTCTAACTATAGATGGTATCTCATGGAATGGTCAGTACTATAAATCAAGTGGGAGAATATAATGGCACTATACGGACAAGCAATCCAGTCGGGAGTGCAGTTCGCTAGCCTCGCGGCTGGCGTTGAATCAGCTGAAACTATAGCAGCTTACAATGCAGAGTACTCAAGTATCTCTAGTAAGCTTGCTGCAAGTAGAAGTCGTTCAGCAGCAGAAAGAAATATATCAGCGGTCAACCAAGACCGCATTAATTCTAATACTAAGATTAGACAACAACAAGATGAAGCAGAATCTCACGCAAAAGTATCAGCAGCCTTAGCAGGTTCAACAGGTGCAAGTGTAGAAGCAGTAGCAAGTCAAACTGAAACTAATGCAGCATTAGCAACAGCAGCGAGTAATAAAGCAGCTGAACAACAAATAGAGAACTTGAAAGCAGGTGTGTACAACCCAACTATGGGATTACAGACTAATGTGCAAGTACCTAAATCATCCCTAATAGGTGACTTAGCGAACGCATTCTCGTCATTCGAGTTATCCGATTTAGAAACAGCAGCAACACTCAGTGAGGGTACGAGTGACGCTGGAACTTTACAGGTGTAATATGTCAGAATTTGGACAACCAGCAAGAACAGCTACTAGTGATGCTAACGCTGGACTAGTAGACGCACCCACAGTAAAAGAAGCAAGTAGACACGGACAAGCTAAAAGTATCCGAGCTACAGACAACTTAGAATCAGGACTACAGAATTTAGGTAGTTCACTAGGTAAATCTTTAAGTGGGTTAGTGAAGAAACATGCCACTAACATGAAAGCTCAGCAAGAGTTAGATGGTGCAATAGCGCAAGGCGAAGATACAGCAATGAATGCTATCGCAGCCGACGAAAAGCGTACTGGTTGGTCCAAAGCATTATTTGGTCAAAGTGGTACGTACCGTGGAGCGCAACAACAAGCAGTACAAAATAACGTACAGCAGGCGTATGTAGAGCAAGCTAATACTATATCTAAGTATGCAGCAGAGAACGCAACCACATATAAGGCACGTTTAAAAAGGCAGTTGGATGCACAGTTAGAAAACTTTCCTGATGATGCTGAGACTAGGCAACTAGTAACAGCTAACTGGGCGAAGTCTGCTAACAAGTTAGCACATGCACAAGGTAAAGAGCATTACGCTTATACCCAGCAACAGAACCGTGAGGCAGCTAAGTTAGGTGTACGTGGTACTTTAGATGTGTTTACTACAGATTCTAAAATGCTAACTACACCAGCAGAAGCCCAAGAGTTTGTAACAGCTGGTAAACGTTTCTTTAATATGGAAGCTAAACCTAAAGATATGGAACCAGCCGCATACCGTGGTGTTATTAATGAGGAACTCATATACTCATTAGAACAAGGTAACATCGGTGCTTACAATATGGCTGACTCGCAAGGTTGGATAGATAAACTAAATCCAGCAGAGCGTAAGCAAGTAACAGCAGCTATAAACAAGTACGACATTAAGTCTGGTAACGCTATCAGTCTAACAGTCTCAGAGGCTCGTATTGCAGCTAAACAAGTTAAAGGTCCTGACGCTGGTAAGCAAGTAGATGCGTTAATAGCGGAAGCTACAGAAGCTCTCACAGCACACGCTGGACGTAAGTCTGGTACAGACAAGTACAACCTTAATGTTAGTAATGCTAAAGAACGTTTACTCGATATCGCTAACACAGCTGTTAAAGGTGCTTCTAAAGCAGAAGTTGAAGCAGCCCGTATGGATGATATTGTTGAGGCTCAAAACTTAGCTAATAAAGGTTCAGGTGTTAAACTAGCTGGTCTAGGTAATGTAACGAAGTCAGAAGCTACTGAGGCAGCTAGTGTACGTTTTAACAACCAAGTAGGTGCATTAACAGGTAACCCTGAGATAACTACTGAGGAAGCTCTAACAGAAATGTTTGGTGACCCTATTGGAGTTGCTGCACCAGTTGTACAGACTTGGGGTGATGATGAATTTGACGCTGGTTACTTAAAAGTGATGGGACAGTCGTACATAAATGGCTTCGCTGGACCTGCAATGGTTGACGAGAATAGCCAACCTACACAAGCGGCTAAGAATGCTATGCAAGTATTCGCACAGTTTGAACAGGAAGACAGAGCTAAGTTTAAAAAGCAATTAGGTGCTGACGCATATGACGAATACTCTATTATTAAAGATGGTCAACTAGCTGGTAAAACAGTACAGATGATTCAGTCTGAGGTAGAGCAGTTCAAAGAGGCAGCAGGTAACCGTGACTTCTGGGCAGCTGATTGGAAGCTTACAGGCAATTTAAGCAAACGTGACTATATAGTACAACAAGTGCAAAACATGACACAACAAGCACCATCAGGTCGTGATATTGGTATGTTTATGGAAACATACAATCGAGGTTTAATCCTCGGTAAAGGTGACCATACTCGTGCAAGAGACTACCTATATGACAACGTACGTAACAAGTCTGAATTATATAAAGGTCAAGTTATTCATAACGCTGACCGTGTAGAGTTAGAAAACCATACAGTACCACAATTACTTGAAGCTATACAAAACCCTGAGAACAATCTCGCCACAGGTATAATAGGATTAGGTATAGGTAACTCAGAAGATGAAAACGGTAACCCAATCAGGACGTTTGGAGAGTTAGACACCAGAAACGGTGTTAAACATAATTTTACAAACTTCGAGATAGCTGATGATGGGGGTATTTGGGTTAAGAACCACAAGTTCCAACACAACGTATATATATCACCAGAGCGTATCAAAACTTATGAGAAGAAAGTTACACAGACTAAAAACGAAAAGGCGCTTGAAGCTGAGATACAGAAAGAGTCAGAGATTCGTGCTAATTCAGCAGCAATCGAACACTTAAAATATAAGAAATTCTAGGAGACTTTAATGTCTATCATTACAAATACTATAGACGGTGATACTTTTGAAACAGAGGAACAGCGTCGAGTTCGTTTAGCAAACGTAAACACACCTGAGTCTGTTCATCCTGACGATTCAAAAAATACCGAAGCTGGTGAAAAGGCTTCTGAGTTCACAAAAGATATTACGTCTACAGGTAATGTTCGTACACAACATGACTACGGGGTAGACCATCATGGTCGCCAAATTGGTGATGTTAAGAAGAACATTAATGGTACAGACATTGACCTTGGTTTAGTACTAATGGACCAAGGTTACTCTACCTATGAGACTCGTTTTGGTGAGTCTAAAGACCCTGCTTTACATGATGCTTATAAAGAGTATTTTGCTAAGAATAGTCCATACCAAGTAGGTGACTTTAGACAACCCATGTCAAGAGAAGACTATGGTATGATAGCAGATGCTCAAAAAGTATTTGCTGATACCTATAGTAAATTTAAAGACGGTGATGCTACTCAAGAAGAGTTTGACCAAGCAACTTATAACTTGTACAAAGACCCTAGTAAAGTAGCACACTTTCGTTATATGCAAGCTGGTTGGGGTAAAGAAGTTGATGCAGAGACTATGGGTAACTCCGATAGAGAGTCTATCATGTTAGCTGCTCAAGACCAACCAGAGTTGTACAATCGTGCTGTACGTAATAGTCACTTATCTATTATGAAACGACCAGAACAAGAGAAGACGTTTTGGGAGAAGACTAAAGTTTCATTCAGTCAAATGAACAGTATAGCTAACGGAGCAGACACTAGTGAGTTGTTGCGAGCCAGAGAGAATAAAAAAGAGTATGACATACCTAAACACCAATTAACTAAAGGTTTAGATGAAAAGTACCACCATGTTATTATGGAAGAAGTTGATAAGTATGGTGAAGCAGCAGGTCTTGTATTACGTGACCAGTTAGCAGACGACTTAGAAAATGAACGTGTATTTGATAATATGGCGTGGTACTCTCAAATAGGTTATGGTGCTATGGCTGTAATAGCTGAC